CTATGGGTTCTATCTACACGAAGGAGAAATCAAATGACATTGACCAAACAACAACTGCACACCACCGCAGTCAACTACATGCCCCGCTTGGGCGGGTTCGCAACCAAACTGGCAGACGCATACCTGCACGCTGACGGCAACAACCAACGCCGCATCGAGAGTGTGTTCATGCACCTCTTTGAGCGTGCGTATGTGCAGTGGCATGAGGAGGAAGTGAAATAAAAACTGGGGTGAAAGTTCACCCCACCGCCTAAGTCGGGCGGCGTTGTAGCCCGACACTTGAAACTAAGGAGAAAGCAAATGAGAGTAAAAGAAGATGAACTTGCCGGTGCATTGTGCCGATACCCGACACGCAACTGGTCGGCGACATTGCATCAAGCACGCTCAATCATAAAAGACAACACCATCTGCACATACGCAGGGGTGCGAGTCGTTGACGATGAGGCGTGGTCAAAGGCTATGCGGCTTTGCAGGTCGCTACCCGCTGGCGGTCGCCATGTTGCATCCGAGTGGCGCAACATGTGGATGTGGTTAGAGAAAGCAACAAACTTCAAAGGAGAAAGCAAATGACAAGCAACGAACACTTCTATGAGTTATTCTGCCAAGCCATGTGGATTGTGCGCGGCTATCGCAGGTGGTTCCATGACTTGACAAACAAGTTCCCCGACACGCACCCCGCTGTCATCGAGGCATACAAACTAACCATGCCCCACAACTGGCAACAACTGTTGCTTGAGTGGCCGCACCGTTCAGAGACAGACGCCAGTCGCATCGCCTACACCCGTGACGAGCGCTCAGGTGAGAACGACAGACAGACCATCACAACGGTGGGCAAGTATCTTGCACGCCACTTCGACCTGCCCGACCACGTCATCCGTGACCTCACCGCGCGGCACACCGCTGCTGGGCAGACGTTCAAGTTCTTGAACACGACTGTTGACATGGTCGATGCCGTCAACAACGGCCCATACTCATGTATGTGCTGGCGCAATCGAGACAACGTCAGGTGTTCAGACAACCACTACCGTCACCCCTACGAAGTCTACGATCCCAAGTATGGCTGGCACATGGCGGTGCGTATCAACGGCGAGAGCATCGACGGTCGTGCGCTGTGCAACACAGACAGTTCCGATCAAAAGTATTTCGTCAGGTCATACAAGCGTGACCCCAACGGCGGGTACTCGTACAGCGACGAGTTCTTGGAGGCATGGCTCAAGGCGCAGGGGTATGAGCATTACGGCGCATGGGACTACGGCACCAAGCTCGCACACATCGCAACCAACTGCGAGTTCCTCGCACCCTACATCGACGGCAATCGGCGCGACGTTGACATCTGTCGAAACGGCAACGAGGTCTGGCTTGAGATAAGCGATAGCGGCGACTACACATGTGACAACACCGATGGCGAACCCGATGGTGTCAACCGCACAACGTGCGATGACTGCGGTGAGTATTGCGACGAGGATGACATGTACTGGACAGGCACTGGCGAGGACAACCATGTGTGTCAATGTTGCATCGACAACTACCTCTACGCATACAGCCGACGTGGGTATCAGTATTACATCAACTCGGACTACTGTGTGTACGTGGAGTCGCAAGACGAGCACTACGACGAGGACTATCTCCATGACAACAACATCGTGCGCCTTGAGAACGGCGAGTTTGAGCACACCGACAACGCCGTTGAGATTGACGGGGATTGGTATCACAACGAGGATGACGACATCGTGTTTGACGAGTACAACGACCGCTACCAGTTGACCGACAACTGCACCCACACCGAGGACATGGGCTATGTGCACACAGACAATGTGTGGCAGTGCCAAGCCACATACCTCTACTACTCGGACAACATCGAGTCTGTCGAGGTCAACGGCGAAACTTACCACCCCGACAACGCCCCTGAAACTGAATCCAACGAGGAGTAAACCATGAACAAGAAATCCATTCTCTACAAGACCCTGTGTCGTGCCCTGTCACTCAAACGCCCTCACGGTGGACAAGGCGCAGTTCTTTTCTCTGGCTGGTTGTGCGACCGTGTGCCTGCACACTTGGACTTAACCCTTGACGACGCTGGCAACATCCACATCGACAACCGCACATCCACCCACCACCGCACACTCTTTATCGCCCACGTCGATACTGTGCACCGAGAAGACGGCGCAAACAAGTTCATCAAGGCGCATGGCAAGTGGTATGCCAATGGTGCCCCGCTGGGTGCCGACGATGGTGCGGGTTGTGCCATGCTCATGCACCTCCTGCATGCAGGGGTGGCAGGGTATTACATCTTCAGTCAAGGCGAGGAGTGCGGTGGCATCGGTGCCAAGCACTTGGCTGACCACCACCAAGACCTACTCAAACAGTTCGACCGTGCCATCGCCTTCGACCGCAGGGGTATCGACTCTGTGATCACACACCAAGGCTTTGGTCGTTGCTGTTCCGATGCGTTTGCGGGTGCGTTGAGTGATGCGCTCAACATGGACGAGCGACTGATGTATTCCCCCGACGACACGGGTGTGTATACGGATACGGCGGAATTTACAGATTTAATTCCAGAATGCACCAACATCAGCGTGGGCTATTACTCTGAGCACACAGCCAACGAGAACCTCGATGTCTTTCACTTCTCTGCTCTTGCAGATCGTGTCATCAACATCGACTGGGACAGCCTACCCACCGACCGAGACCCCAGCGTCAAGGAGGAGAAGGAGTGGGACTATGGCAAGTGGGGGGCGTGGTCTTCGACTAGTGTCAACTCTTCTGGCTACCCAACGTGGGACGACGATGCGTGGGAATTCCCCATGGGGTCAGAGGAAGACGATGTCAAGGAGGCAATCTACGAAGCCATGGCGGGTTGGCCAGACTGGTTGGCGTCCCTGATCGCTGACTCGGTGTATCCCGAAGACCCAGACATGGCGTTGATGTTCATCGACCAACGCAAACTGACAGACCAAAACGTCCTCAAGGATCACTTGAAGACACTCAATACATATGACGCCGGCACGGTGTTGGCGTCGTTGTTCGATAGCGTGTATCGTGAACACGCATAAACCAGAAGGAGAAAGCAAATGAAAAAGTGGAAAGGCGTTATATGTTTCCCTCTGTTTCAAGAGGTGGTGATCGAGGCCGAGACTGAAGACGAGGCACGCGACAAGTTGAGCGATGCGTGCGATGTAAACAAAGCCTCGTATGGCGACCCTTATGTGTATGGCTTTGAACAAATGGAAGGAGAGTAATCATGGCACATGTAGAAAAAGTGAAGGGCAAAATTGTCTTGCGTGACGACTGGCACATCGAGGATGTGATGGAGGTTGCCGAGAACATGGGCATCGAGATCAGCGAGGAGGACGCTGAGTGGGTGCTCAACGATGTGGCTGACAACTTCGACGCCAACATCGGCATCAACTGGGATGTCATCGAGATGGCACTTCAAAACTATGGGGAGGAAGCAAATGACTGAAGACCAAATAATGACCATCAAGTGTGCGTTTGCAGACCTGCAAGGGGCTTACCAAGCATACAAACAGGGAGACATGCACAACCATGACTGGAAGTCGCACTATCTGACCATCGAAGAAATGGCAGAACAATTCAACTTTTTAGACGCACTGGAGACCGACGAATGAACACACTACCCGACACACCAGACTACGACGACGAGGACACGCCGTTGTTCATCATCACCGTCAAAGTGCCCGTATCAGGGCACACCGCAGACAGAGCCATGGAGTATCTGGAGGCGGTGCTTGGCAACGCCAAGCGTGACGACGAATGTCAGTTCTACGACTGGGACATTGAAGACTGGGAGGAAGCATGAAATTCATCACAGGACTTAGCCAATACGAACCACATGGCCCGATCACGATTGACTTCGTGCATCTGTGGGATGGGCGTGTGCTGGGCATCAACAACGAGTGTGTGGTGCTCTACAAAAACATGGAAGACTTCGAGAACGCCGAAGGCAACCATCGACAACTGATTGACTTAATGGAAGGAGAACTGAAATGGGACTGAGCGAGATCGAAACCTTTGCCCGAGGCTACGCCTTGGGCGTTTTGAACAACACACCCGACGACGAACTCGACTGTGTGGATGACTGGTATGCAGTCAAGGACAATGACATCAATGTGTTTGGCGCAGAGTTTGGTGCGCCCGAAGGTGTGCTGACCTGTGTGGTGTATCGGGGCACCGACCACTCCACAAATGGTTTGTTGATTAAGTTTAATGTGACGAAAGGAGAACTGAAATGGGATTGACAACCATGGAGAAAGTGCAACGCATCATCTTTCTCGTCGCCATAATTGTGGTCTTTTGTGATCTGTTATGGTGGCGACCTTAACTATTTGTCCAACGCTTGACATGTATCAGAATGTCGGGCATTATGTGAAAAAAGGAGAAAGCAAATGAAACCCGAAGAAATAGCCGAACAGTTTGGCGATGAGTGCCTTGCGCTCTTGTATGACTGTATTTTGCAGAACCCTGCGCATGACATGGCAGACTGGATTCTGTCTTTTTACACACCCACGCAGATTGCCCAATGGATACTGCAATTACAGGAGGACGAGCATGAAGCAAGATGAAATCAAAGAGCCACCGCTGGCGGTGCGCCTGTTAAATCCCGACTTCAAGTATGTTCCAGCCGCCGCTACGGACATCACGCAAACGTGGCGCAAGTTCGGATGGAAACCCATCGAGAGGAAGGAAAAACACTACGCTAAACCCAAAGGAGAACGCAATGCCTGACATGAAAACTGCACTTGAAAACGCCTTGAAGTCCACGATCAATTCGTGGGCAGAAGATGACAAACCCGTAAGCCAAAACACCCTGAAGGAGAAAACCATGGCCAACCCTAACCCCATCGTCAACATCGCCAAGCAACCCAACGGCAGAGTCCTGTTTGCCCCCACAGTGGGCGTCACTCGAGCCGTGTTCGACGCAGTGCATGACAACCCGGGCATACCTCGCCAGCAACTCGTGGACTCACTCGTTGCCAAAGGGTTCAAGAAGTCGTCTGTGGGTTCAATCGTTACGCAAAACATCCTCGGTCAAGTCTTCAAGATCGACGGCCACAACCGACTCACAACCGCAGTCAAAGAATACACCTCACCACCCAACGCCAAGAAGCGTGAAGCCCTGCGCCAAAGCAAACCCATCAAGGCAACGAAGCCTGCCGCACCCAAGGCAAGCGAACCCAAAACCGCTGGCATCGCCGCGTTGAAGGTCGATACTGGCGTGCTGGGTGTTAAAGTGTTTGACCCCAAAGAGTTCCTCAACACGCTGTCCATCATCCAAGCCCGTGAGTTGTATGACGCACTGCGCAAAGTGTTCGGGGTGATCTGATGATTGAGGTTATGAAACAAGCGCTGGAGGCGTGTGAGCGTCTGTATATCCCAGACTTCACCCAAGACGATAGCCCCATCAACAATGCCATCAAAGCCCTGCGCCTTGCCATAAACGCACACAACATGGCATCCCACCCGCCTGAGCAAGAGACTGTGCCGATGGAGGTTGTCCTTGAAATGCGTGACTACATCCGAGAACTAGAGGCAAAGGTATCTCCCCACCCACCCAAGCGTGAATGGGTTGGGCTGACGGAGGAGGATAGACAGCAGTGTTGGGCATTTACTTCACATGAAGCAATGCGAAATGCAGAAGCCAAACTCAAGGAGAAGAACCATGGATAAAGAATGCCCATCATGCGAATACAACAAGGCCAGAGCCGCCATCTGGAGAGCCGAGGCGTACAAGCACGCAGGCTACGACATGATTGAACGCCCGTGGTTTGGGTTGACGGATGAGGAGATAAAGGCGTGTTTTGAAATCACGCCGGACCAGTATCTGCCTTGGCATATTTACAAAAGAATCGAAGCCAAACTCAAGGAGAAGAACCATGACTAATGAAGAAATGATGCAACTGATGACTGAAATGGGTCTGCATGAAGGCGGGATGGAAAATTGGGTTTTCGACAATGCGTGGTTGCGTGTTGCCAACAAAGCAATTCAGATTGAGCGTGAGGAATGTGCAAAGGTGGCTGACAAATGGGCGGTTGGCTGGCCTCATCCATCGACAGTGATTGCCGAGGAAATCAGAGCAAGGGGGAACACATGAGAAACGTATCAGGCTACCTGACCGATGACGGGCGGTTCTTTCAGGACAAGAAGGAAGCCGAGGCGCACGAGCGCATGGCCATGACCACACAGCGCATCAACAAGTTCGTGGAAACGTTTTACGATGGCAACCCCAAAACCGCAGACGCCTTGATGCACTGGGAGAAATATCGGATGGAGAACAACAAATGACCAAAGATGAAATCATCCACCCAAGAATACATGTCGGAAAAGCGGTGTTTCTGACGGCCTTGAAATCTTTGGACGAACTCAAGACAGCGCCAAGACCAATCCCTTGGGGGTTGTCAAAAAAGTTTGAAGCAACAATACCGCCGTCCGACCTGAAGGATTTGCTGGAAAGTGATGACCCGTATTGGAGCGGGTATGCCGCAACAATGTTGGAATTCAAAGAATTGTTTGCATCATCGGAAAAACAAGCGGAGAAAAAGAAGTGACAGCAGGGATGAAGTGCCCCGAGTGCGGGGCGTGGACTGAGGTGTTGGAGAGCCGACGCCCCAAGACAGACAACTATATCTACCGAAGGAGAGAATGTGGAAACGGACACCGATTCGCAACCCACGAAGTCCTTGTCAAAGTCCTCAAAGTCGGGACAAAGGCAGTACGAGTGGAACAAGTGGAACCCATTTCAAAGGGCAACAGGGCAAGCCCTAAAGCAACTCAACCGAAGGTATCGAAAACAAAAAGAAATTGATGAAAGTGAGGCACTACTATGACCAAGGCAGACGAAATCCAAGTAAGCGGAACCCATTACAAAGACATGCCCATTCAGCCGTGGCATGTGATGGAGGCCGTGTTAACCCGTGACGAATTCATTGGATTCTTGAAGGGCAATGTGATTAAATATTCCCTTCGTGCCGGTCGCAAGGACGGCACCGATGATGCGGGCAAAGCCCACCACTACATGATGAAGTTGAAGGAAGTCCAAGATGGCGGCAACACCCGAGGTCAAGGTTAAGAAACAAATCAGGAAGATGCTCGATGACGCTGGCGCGTACTACGCCATGCCCATCGGCACAGGCTACGGCAACTCTGGCGTGCCTGACTTTCTGATCTGCTCGGGTGGTCGGTTCATAGCGGTCGAAGCCAAGGCCGGAGCCAACAAGCCCACAGCATTGCAAGAGATGCACCTCGACAGGATACGTGCCAAAGGCGGCATTGCCCTTGTCATCAACGAAACAAACATGCACCAACTACAGGAGGTATTAGCATGGACGAAATAGATATTAAAGACATGGAGAAAGAGATCGAGCGCCGAGTCATGGCCATGTCCGAGAACCAACGTGAACACCTGCGCTCCCTGATGTACGAGTTCGTCAGGTGCTACGACAAGGACGGCAAGGACTGTGCCGTTGTGATCCTCGGTACTGGCGATAGCATCGACAACATCATCACCATGAACTGTGACCACATGGAGGCATCCAACCTGATGCTGGGAGCCAACGATTTTTTCGGCTACCTAAACACAAGAGACGCCCCACCGAAGGAAATGTTTAACTAAAAGGAGAAAGCAAATGACGGTCGACGATTTGTCAACAATAAAAAAGATGTTAAGCGACTTGCGCTGGATTCAGGCATCTGCACTTGTCGCAAGCGGGTTAAGTGACAGCAAACAATCGCAAGCGTACATGCGACAGATAACGCGCATGGAACAACTGGTAACGGATGCAATCAAGAAAGAGATAACAAAATGAGTGCAAAGAGAGAATACCTGTGGGAAGTTTTTGACAAAACACCGCAAAGCCCCAAGTTGATAGATGCGGCGTTGATCTTTTATCACGCCGAGGTGCCGGTCGAACAGGCGCGGGAATATATCAAAGTGTTGGCCACGAAGATAAAAGAAATCAAATGAGCGGCTGGCAAATACGAGAAGACAACTGGGGCACGCCCCACATTGTTCCTGTTGACGACCTTCGAGAGCACGAGCCCGCATCGTGTTGGTGCAGTCCGACAGTGGACGACCAGATTGTCATACACCACGCGCTCGACGAGCGTGAAAAATTTGAAACAGGAGAAAGAAAACCGTCATGATTTGCTTTGTGGTACAGTATAGACATCACAACCTACTGAAGTCTATATGAGCCGCAGATCAACGCCTGAAGATTTTTGGAAACGAGTGCGCCGCACGGGCAAAGCCGAGTGCTGGAACTGGGCAGGCGCTACAAACAGCACAGGGTACGGGAACCTGATGTTTAACGGCAGAGCCGTAACCGCGCACAGGTTGGCGGCTTTTTTGTCGGGCATTGTTAGTGATGTACAAGCGCCAAAAAACAGAAAGGGCACGGGTTTTATATTGCACTCCTGCGATAACCGGCGCTGTTGCAATCCCGCGCACATGCGTGTTGGAACCTACACGGAAAATCAAAAAGAAGCCTATGCCCGCAAGAGGCGAAAGGCGTACAAAGGGATAACACACACAAACGCAAAACAAACAAAGGAGAGTTTGGAATTGATCAAAGATTTATACAACCACGGCGTTTCCCAAGACGCTATTGCCGCTTTACTGGGCGTGTCTCAGTCAGGCATTTCTAAAATTTTGCTGGGGGTGAGTTATGTCGAGACCGTTTGATCGAATCTTAACAATCGACATGGAAACGAGGTGGTCCAGCAAGGACTACACCCTATCCAAAATGACGACTGAGGAGTACATCAGAGACAAACGCTTCAAAGCGTTTGGGCTTTGCGCAAAGCTGTTGGGCAGCGACAATGCGCCGGTGTGGGTGAGAGGGGCATCTATTCAAAGCTGGGCAGATGCGATCGACTGGTCACGCATCGCAGTGCTGGCGCACAATGCTCAGTTCGACGTGTCCATCTTGTCGTGGCGCTACGGGGTCAAGCCTGCCTTCATCTTTGACACCCTGTCCATGGCTCGGGCCCTGCGCGGTGTTGAGGTAGGCAACAGTCTGGCTAAACTGGCCGAGGACTTTGGGCTACCTGCCAAGGGACGAGCCGTTTATTCGACGGACGGACATGAGGTACTCACGGAACAAGTCGAGGCTGAACTCGCAGAGTACTGCAAGCACGACGTATATCTATGCGAGCGGGTTTTTGAACGACTTGTCAACGGATACCCCCCGTCGGAGTTGCGCCTGATCGACATGACCTTGAAGATGTACACGCAGGCTTGCCTGCGGCTTGACCAGAAGATGCTCATCGAAGCACTACATGAAGAAGGAGTAAAGCGTGAATCCCTACTTAACCGACTCGGCATCGACGAACCATCGCTGGCTTCTAACCCGAAGTTTTCAAAAATCCTTGAAGGGCTTGGCGTCCCCGCACCAACTAAGATTAGCAAGACCACGGGTAAAGAAACTTTTGCTCTGGCAAAGAACGACGCGCTATTTCAAGCCCTACTCAATGGGGATCGTGAAGATGTATCCCTTCTCTGCGAGGCTCGCCTTAAAGTCAAGTCCACTTCAGAACGCACGCGTGCGCAACGCTTTCTTGACATCAGCCAACGAGGGCCGCTCCCGGTACCGCTCTCGTACTACGGCGCAAAGTCGGGGCGTTGGTCTGCGGCCAAAGGGTCGGCCATCAACATGCAAAACCTCAAGCGAGGCAGTTTCTTGCGCAAAGCGATTATGGCTCCCGAAGCGCACCAACTGGTCGTGGGGGACTTATCTCAGATTGAACCGCGAGTTCTTGCGTGGTTTGCGGATTACGAAGACCTGCTCGACATCTTCCGGTCTGGTACTGACGCTTACGCCGCCTTCGGGGCGCAGATGTTCAACATTCCAGACCTCACCAAGGAAACTCATCCAGACCTTCGCCAGTCTGCGAAATCTGCACTCCTTGGGTGCGGATACGGCTTGGGCTGGGCATCGTTCTCAGCGCAACTCTTAGTCGGTTTCCTCGGGGCACCGCCGGTTCTGTACACCAAGGACTTCGCCAAGAAACTGGGGGTCACGTCGGACTACATCGACCGCTTCCTTGGGTGGGACGACAACGTAAAGAAACTTGAAGCCATCCCCCACACCTGTACCGACAAGGAATTATTGATCCACTCTATCGCCGCCAAGAAGATCATAGACATTTACCGCATGACTTCGCACCCCGTGGTGTCCTTCTGGGACATGTGCGGGCGGGCGCTGGAGACCTGCCTTGCAGGGGGCGACGAGTTGGTGTATAAATGTATCACCTTCAAAAAGGAGGAGATCGTATTGCCTAATGGCATGTCGATCAGGTACCCCAATCTGCGCAAAACAAAGGACGGGTGGGTCTACGGCAACGAGGGCGAAACGCCAACCAAACTCTACGCTGGCAAGATCACCAACAACATCGTTCAGGGCGTTGCCCGCATTGTGATGACGGATGGGATGCTCAGAGTTGCCAAGCGTTATTTCGTGGCTGGAACAGTCCACGACGAGTTGATTGCAGTCGTCCCTGACGGCGAAGTTGATGAAGCAAAAACATGGGTGTGGGAACAGATGGTGAAAGAACCAAAGTACTTGCCGGGGATACCGCTCAACTCAGAAGTTGGCGCTCACCTGCGCTACGGCTTGGCCAAAAATTGAAAGGAGAAAGCAATGCCAAAACAAAAGCAACTTAACCTGCCAAAGAAAATACGGGTTGGCACCCGATGGTACAGCGTGGAGGTCGTCGAGGCCATGCGCAACAAGAGCGAGATGGGACGTATCCACTACGACCGCCGCATCATCGAGTTGGCCAAGAGCACCCACCATGGTGTGCGGTTTCGACTGTCGGCACTGGAGGAAACCTTCTGGCACGAGTTGACACATGCCATACTGCACGACATGGGCGAACACCAACTCAACAACCGCGAGTCGTTCGTCGAAGAGTTTGCCAACCGGCTTGCCAAAGCCATCCAGACTGCGAGGTTTTAAATGGTGATTGAAATTTTTGATGACGGTGAAACCACACCAGAACAAAAGGCGATGTTCGATGCCGCCTTCGAGGCGCTCATGTTTGGTAGAGGGTTGATCAAACTATCGCACACCAAGGACGGCAAAGTCGACGTCAGCCACATTCCATTCCACGACCTGCACACTGAACCGCCGAAGGACGCGCAATGAATAGCGAAGAATTAAAAGCAAAGATGCTGGAGTTCATCGAGACGCAAGATGGCGACTACGATGATGAGTGGTATGCCTCTCCCAGAGATTTTGCCGCAGTCATTCTGAGCGACTTTGCGAAACACTTGGGGCTGGTGCTTGATGTGCCGCCTTATGTGCCGTTAAAGACGAAGCCTGAAATCAATCGGGCAGAGTTGCTCAAAGAACTGATGCCGCAGGTGTCAAAACTGCTGGACAACGAACTCGATCTCAGAGGGTATAAATGAAAAACGTGACTTGGTCACACTCCTCCCTCAAAGATTACGAGGGATGCCCACGTCGTTACCACGAGGTGAAGGTGCTAAAGAACTACCCGTTCACGGACACCGAGGCCACGATCTACGGCAAAGAGTTGCACGAGGCGGCTGAGTTGTACATCAAGGACGGGACGCAACTCCCGCCCCAGTTTTCTTTTTTACAAGAAACACTTGATGCACTCAAAGCCAAACCCGGGCGCAAACTCTGTGAGCACAAGATGGGTGTGACCAAAGACTTGAAGCCCTGCGGTTTCATGGACAAGGAAGTGTGGGTGCGCGGGATCGCTGACCTCTTGATCATCGACGATGAGAACTTGACCGCGCGGGTGGTCGACTATAAGTCGGGCAACAACAAGTACCCTGATCGGGAACAGTTGAAACTCATGGCGCTCATGGTCTTCGCCCACTTCCCCCACATCAGGCGGGTGTCTGGCGCACTGCTCTTTGTGGTCAAGAACGATATCGCCAAGGCCAGTTACATGGTCGGTGAGGCTGAAGAGTACTGGTGGGATTATCGGGAGCGCGTTGCCCGCATCGAACAAGCGCACGAGACTGGGGTGTGGAACCCCAAACCGACACCGCTGTGCGGCTGGTGTCCCGTGAAAAACTGTGAGTATCACAAACCGAGAACCAGATGACGAAGCAAGAAAGAAAAGCCGCCATTCGCGCACTCATAGATGCACAGCGGTTTGATTGGCCGTTCAGCGTGTATCACGTAGAGGAAATCAATCGGCTCACAGGCTGGGATTTCAAGGGGTACAAGCGTGTGCGAAACCCGACTTGGAAAGATGACCAACGCTGTCTGGCGCACACAGATGACGGACAGACGTGGGTTATATGGTCATGGAACAAAGCAGTGGACGGCAACAGCGGGTTCAACGACATGTTGGAAGCCATGCGCGCGGCTGTGCAACCGCAGATGCGCAAGTTTGCGGTCTCTGCCTCCGACACCTGCGCCGTGTGTGAATCGACCGACTTTCTGTCTGTTGACCACAAAGACACCCCGTTCATTGTTCTGGCTCGTAACTTTATAAAAGAGCACCCCGGAATGCTTGAGGCTATCGCCAACGATGCGACAGGCGAAGGGTGGTACATCAAAGACCTCGAAGTTCTTGACTCATGGCTGGACTTCCATGGGTACAACGCCACATACCAAGTTTTGTGCAGATCGTGTAATTCAAAGAAAGGAGCCAAACATGGCAACCAGAGACTGGAAACATGAATACCAACTTCAGAAGAAGCGTGGTGAAGACAAGGATCAGATCGAGCGTCAGAAGGCTCGGCGTGCATACGATAAGAAAGGCATCGACCGCACTGGCAAAGACATCGACCACATCAAGCCCATGCGCAAGGGCGGCAAGTCCACACCGGGCAACACCAGACTGCGTACACGTTCAACCAACAGAGGAGATAACAAATGACATTTGAGGCTTGGTGGGCGGCGTTGCCCACCGCCGAGCAAAAACTGCTCGGTAAACACAACGCCAATTTCATATGGGACGAATCGAGAAAACACGCAGTCAACATGCTCACGCTTCCTAGTTTCGTGATCGGCCGCCACGGAGACACACTCTCCATCATGTCGTTTCACGGCGAAGGCGGTACGTTTGACACCAACGAGTTTGACGACGCAGTTAGCAAGTTTTTCGCAGAAAAATTTTAAGGTTAGGAGAAAGCAAATGGAAATCCTTGAAGACAAGGCGGTAGTGTTTCGCACCCGCAACCCCGACAAATACAGCATCATCCCCAAGCACAAGATCATCGAGCAAGATGGCGACACCTACAAGATCGCTGTGTACTGGGGGCTGGACGAGACTCGAGTCCTGCGCAACCTCGGGGTCAAAGACGTGCCCTCGCCCATCACACGCCGCTACAACTGGCCCGGGCGCTACAAGCCCATGCAACATCAGGCCGACACCTCATCGTTCCTCACGCTCAACAAGAAAGGCTTTGTCTTCAACGACCCCGGTACTGGCAAGACGCTCTCTGCTCTGTGGGCGGCCGACTACCTGATGTCGCGTGGACTGGTGCGCCGTTGTTTGATCCTGTGCCCACTGTCGATCATGCACTCGGCATGGATGTCTGACCTCAACAACTCCATCATCCACCGCTCGGCCATCGTTGCTCACCATGCACAAGCCGCCAAGCGC